GTTGCTGGAACAGTTGTTGCTGTTACAGAAGAAGATGTTGTACCAGTTGCAGTTCCACTTGCATTTTTTGCTTTTACAGTAAATGTATAAGATGTATTTGATGCAAGTCCTTGAAATGTATATGAAGTTGTAGAAGATCCAGTATCATGTGTGTAGGTAGAAGGTGTTGTTGTAATTACATATGATGTTGCTGCTATTGTTCCTGGCTGTGTCCAAGAAAGAGAAACAGATCCTCCAGTTCCTGCTGCAGAAGCTGCAGATGTTGTATTAGCTGTAGCCAAATATGGTCTGCTTGTACCAACATCTGTTGCTGTTAAGCTAGTTACATTGGATGGCTCTAAGAAGTTATCTTGAGCTGAAGACTTAATGCCTCTTTTTCTTGCTTGTGCCATTTTTTATCCCCTTATTTCATTATGCTGACAGATCGCCCATGACGACCCAAGTATTTTCTGCTCTCTTGAAAAGAGTTGCAGATGACCACTGTGCTCTTAGTTTTGCTGTATTAGATCCACCAGAAGGTGTGCAGTTTAGCGTTCCTCCAGATGCAATAGTGATAGAAACTTGTCCTGTACCAGTTTGTAGTATATCAATAGAAGTTCCTACTGGGTATGCTATCGTAGCATTTAGTGGAATTGTAAGAGTAGATGCACTTGACTTATTAACTTCAATCAACGAATCTCTTTCAGTTAATGCTGAAAGTGTGTATGAATCTGTCTTTTGAATGATTGGTGTACGTGATGCTACACCCTCTTTTGTCTGTGTTCCGTCTGTAAAGATAAATCCACCAGCTGTTGAGCTAATTACTGCAGTTCCATTTACCTTTAAATCTTTTCCAGAAGCAAGGTTAATATGCTCTGAAGAAGTCCAAGAGTCTGTGGCATCTACCCAGTTAAAAGTTTTGTCTGTTGCGCCCTTAAGTGTGATACCTCCACCATCTGCGGTTGTATCTGATGGGCTAGCAACTGAGCCTAGTTCAATATTTTTATCATCTATAGAAAGTGATGTTGAATTTAATGTTGTAGTAGTTCCATTAACTGTGAGATCGCCAGAAAGAGTTAAGCTAGTTCCAGCAATTGCTCCTGTGAATGTTGCTCCAGAAAGGTTTGCCTTTAGGTCAAGCGCTGTTTGCTGAGCAGTTGAAACTGGCTTGCTTGCGTCTGCTGTATTATCAACATTTCCAAGGCCAACCATGGTTTTTGTAATTCCTGTTGCTGTTGTTGTTACAGCAAGTGTAGGAATTGTCACTGTACCAGTAAATGTAGGTCCAGCAACATCTGCTTTAGCTGTGAAGCTATCTGAAAGACCTGAAATCTTAGACTGTGCAATAGCTGCTGTAGCAGATATGTCACCATCTACGATTGTTGCATCTGCAAGCATTGTGCTTGTTACTGTACCAGTATCGGCAACTGTAACTGCTGTACCTGAAATCTTAGTCTTATCAATTGCTGCAGAAGCATTAATATCTGCGTTAACAATTGTTCCGTCTGCAATCATTGCAGATGTAACAGTTCCTGTTGGAAGAGTCACTGTTCCTGAAAATGTAGGAGAAGCAAGGTCTGCCTTTGATGAAAGATTTGATGAAAGAATTGATGTAGTCACTAGAACTGATGTATCTGCAATTCCGTGTATACCTGTTGTATCTGAACTATGTGCTGTGATATCTGCTGTAGTTGCAAGAGCTGATGTATCAGCAATACCGTGGACATTTGTTGTATCAGTATCGTGAGCAGAAATGTCTGCTGTAGTAGCAAGTGTTCCTGTAGCATCTGGAAGAGTAATTGTACGATCAGCAGTTGGATCTGTAACTACCAAAGTAGTTTCAAAGTTATTGTCTGTTGCACCTTCAATAATGATTGAAGATCCAGGAACTATAAGATTTAGGCTTGAGTTAAGTCCTGCTACACCAGATGCTCCACCAATATCTGAAGTTTCAACATACCCACTTAAAGATGTATTTACTGATTCTATTAAGGCAACTGTTCCTGTTGCGTCTGGGAATGTGATAGTTCTATCTGCCGTAGGATCTTCTACTGTTAAAGTAGTTTCATGAGCATTTGCTGTAAGACCTTCAAAGACAATTCCTGTTGTAGCATTAATTGTTGTGCTGTTAATAGTGGTAGTTGTACCGCTTACAGTTAAGTCTCCTGATACTGTAACATTTCCACTGCCGTCAGCCAAAACCACTGTTCCGCTAGCATTTGGAAGAGTAATTGTACGATCTGCTGTAGGATCTGTTACGGCAAGAGTTGTTTCATAATCATTGGCGGTAGCACCTTCAAAAGTAATGCTAGAACCAAATGATGGGTTTACTGTTGAGTTAGCATCAATAAAGTAATCAAGGTTGATCCAGTGATTTGTTCCATCACCAATTTTAAATTTATTTGTGTCGGTTTCATATCCGATTTCACCAGCGTTAAGGATAGGACCATTGCCAGAGTTTGTAGAAACCCATTGAGCTGCAGTTCCTCTGCGCTGTTGCATTCTTGTTGCCATTTATAGTCTCCTCTTTCGTGGTATCTTATAGTATTATATCAGATAATTAACTAAAATTATCTAATGGGCTTCCGCCGTCGTAACTGTTAGTCCAGTATTCTGAGTCATAGAATCCTGCAATTTCAGTTGATGTAAAAATTGAGTCGTAGAAGCCTGCGTCTTGGAATACTGAAACAATAAGTCCAGTTCCGTCAATTGCAGTATCGTGAATGTGCTGTCTAAGATCAGCGGTATCTGAAAATGTAGCAATCATTATCCATTCAGCCTGATCAGTAGAGTAAATAGATAGATGGCGTGATACTGTATCAAACCATAACTGTCCATCTACTGGAGATGTAGGTGCTGTTGATAATGCTGGAGCAACAGGAGCTTTTGTGTCTACATAAAGCTTAGTAGCTGCATGTGTGTTTTGAGTTGGGGTACCAACTGTGACAGTTCCTCCAAAAGTACCGCCTTGGGCTACATCTAGCCCATGCTTTACCTTAAAGTCTCTATTTGTTGTTGTCACAGTTGGCTCCCGTCTCTAATTATGCTTCAATATAGGTCTTGCTTACCTTAACAGATGTATCTGCTGCTGCTGCGGTAACTTGAAGGAGAACATTGCCACCTGAGTAGACAGCATTTGTTGTTCCTAGTTCACCGTTGCTTTGTACATTAGCGTACTCTGTTAGGTATACATTGTTGTCACCATCAATGGCAACAAGTACTTCAATTACTTCAATGTTTCCAGCCTTCTTTAGCTGAACTACATACTTAGCAGCAGAATATGTTGTTGCTGACCATGTATCAATTGTTGTTGCTGAAGTTCCAGCAGTTGCTAGAGCAGAACCAACAAGGGCATCTGGTAGGGCAATGCTTGTTGCTGCTGCTGCACCAAGAGTTGGTGTAACAAAAGTTGGGCTATTAGTAAATGCTACTGTTCCAGATCCTGCTTCATCAGTAAGTGCTGCTGCAAGGTTTGCAGAAGATGGTGTTGCAAGGAATGTGGCTACGCCAGTTCCAAGACCAGAAACATCATTTGCAATTCGTACTGTAAGTGTGTTGCTTGCACCATCAATTGTCTTATTTGTAAGAGTTTGTGCTGCTGCTGTTTCTAGTGTACCGTTTAGGTAAAATGCTTTACCAGAAGCAAGGTTAATGTGTTCAGATGAGGTCCATGCATCAGTTGCATCTACCCATGAGAAAGTCTTGTCTGTAGCACCCTTAAGAGTAATACCACCACCATCAGCACCTGCATCTGTTGGAGATGCTACTGAACCAAGTGTTAGGTTCTTATCATCAATTGTGATTTCTGTTGAGTTAATTGTAGTTGTTGTACCATTAACTGTTAGGTCCCCTGAAAGAACCAAAGATGTACCAGTTGCAGCACCAATATTTGGTGTTACGAGTGTTGGTGTATTAGCAAAAACAAGTGCTCCAGTACCAGTCTCGTCAGAAATAACTCCTGCCAATTCTGCTGAAGTAGTTGCTGCAAAAGCATCCAACTTGTTATTTGTAAGAGCAACAGTACCTGTAGCATCTGGCAAAGTAATAGTGCGATCTGCTGTAGGGTTTGTTACTGTAAGAGTTGTCTCATTATTATCTGCTGATGAACCTTCAAAGACAACGCTTGAGTCATTAAGTGTAAGACCAGTTACTACTGGACTTGTAAGTGTCTTATTTGTAAGTGTCTGTGTATTTGTTGTTCCAACTACCGCACCAGTTGCACCGTGTGCTTCTGTTGCACCTGTGTGAGTTGTAAGGTCTGATGCTGAAGCCTTAGCAGCAAGATCAGTAGTAAGACCTGAAATCTTAGACTGAGCAATCGCTGCAGCAGAGTTAATGTCTGCATCTACAATTGTGTCATTAGCAATCTTTGCTGAAGTTACTGCGCCATCTTTAATTTCTGCTGTATCTACAGCATCATTTGCTATCTTAGCATTTGTTACTGAGTCTGAAGCAAGTTTTGCCTCTGTTACGTTAGCATCTTTAATTTTTGCTGTTTCTACAGAGTCTGAAGCAAGCATTGTTGCTGTAACTGTTCCAGTATCACCAGATGTAACCACAGTACCTGATACGTTAGGTAGTGTGATTGTACGGTCTGCTGTTGGGTCTGTTACTGTAAGAGTTGTTTCGTAATCATTTGCTGTTGCACCTTCAAATGTAATTGAAGATTCAAAAACACCAACTGCTGCTGGTGCTGACCACTCAACGCCGTATGTTGCGCCTGAGTTTGCTGTAAGTACTTGACCGTTTGTACCAACGCCTAAACGAGCAACTGCATCGTCTGCGCTACCAACAATCAAATCACCTTTAGCGTCAACGACACCTGCTGTGATAATATTCTTTCCATTAACGGTCGCTGTTGATCCCTCAACAACCAGTCCCGCTTTTACTCTAAAGTCTTTTGTTACTGTTGCCATTTTATCTCCTTAGTTAAGCCTTCAAACCAATACGCAAATAGCGCAAGGTAATCGGGGTTTGTCCACCCACTGGAACTACAGTTAGTGAAACTGTATCTCCTGCTCTAGACACGGAGATGGTGCCAATATTCCCATCGTTGTCCACTGTTCCATATTCACTAACACTCACATCTGTGTTGTCAGGGACTATGGTTAATTCTGTGGCCCAATACTTGTTTGCACCACCAGAAGTCTTTTTAATTGAGACCATGTATTTTACTGATCTCCACTCGCTTGCTAAAAAGTTATCAAAAATTGTTGAGTTTTCAATGCCGTTAATTGTAACTTCATTGTTGCCATCTGAACCAAGGTCTGTTGATCTTGCAGAGGTACTGTCAATCAAATCTTCATAGTTTGTTTGACTTGGACGGTCTCCAGTCTGAAAAAGACCCTTGATGCTTGCGATTGATAATTTAGCCATGACAGAATTATATCATATATTTTAAAGTATATAGTTAGAGAAACCAATAACTTGTAGCGGAATTGCTGGAACATTACCAATAGATGCTGGTATCTGTATTGCTGTAAATCTTATTCTAAATGGTAGTACTGAATTTATATTTACCCCACGATTTGGCTGGGTAATTTGCACATTTGGAAAAGAAACTCTTTCAACAGCTCTTGTGAAAACTGGGGCATTGTTACTTATAACAACTGTTGCCATTAGTTTGTAACATCCTCAAGGAGAGTAATCTTCCCTTGAGCAACTGTCCAAACAAGTGTGTTCTGTGGAAGACGTAATTCAATATCAAAAATATCATTTGTTCTAAGCAGTGCAGTTTGTGCTGCAGTTAGATTAACTTTAAACTCACCATCTTCATCTTCCAGATCTTGTTCTGGAGTAAGTGTAAAAATTAGTGTTGCAGTATCTGTGATTACTTGAGGATCTACTGGGGTGGTTGGTCTTTTAAATTCCGCTTCAATATCCCAGTCAGAAATAGTTAATGGCTCTTTAGCATCGTCAGTTAAATATACACGGAAGGATGCTGTATCACCTTTTACAATTGTCCAGTTAATAAATGGTGGTGCTTCACCAATGTCGTATGATGATGCGCCCTGTCCTCTATAAGTTGCCATTTTTATATTATACCACTTGAAAATAGCAATTATTAAGTTTAATAAAAAAATGTTATAAAACTTGCTTTTTGTGGCAATCACATGTTATACTTAGTTAGTGCTACCAACTGGTAGCATCTTTAGTCTCTAGGAGGTTATTTTGATGAGAAGAGATAAAAAGATCTGGATTGGAATCCTTGCTTCAATTGGGCTGCTTGCACCACTAACAAATGCAGCTAATGCTTTAAGTACTGAAAATAATCTAAGTAAACCCTTAGTTTCTGAACCTTCAACCGCCAAGGCGGTTTTTTTGGTTTCTAAACCTAAGAGTCTTACAAAGGTAAAAAAGAACATAGAAGTTCTACATAAATATCAAGACTCAGTTAGCTTGACAGATCGTCAGCTAAAAGAACTATTACATGCTGTTGGCTTTCGTGGACAAGGGCTTGTAAAGGCTTGGGCAGTTGCTAAAAAAGAGTCAAACGGAAGGCCTTTGGCTTTTAATGGCAATGAAAAAACTGGTGACAACTCTTATGGTATTTTTCAGATAAACATGCTGGGAATGCTTAAGGAAAGTCGCAAAGACAAGTTTGGCATAAACTTTAATAGTGAATTGCTAAACCCTGTTATCAATGCACAGGTTGCATACCATATGAGCAATGCTGGTGAGAACTGGTCTGCTTGGCACGGGATAACTCCAAAAACTAAAAATTGGATGAAGAAGTTTCCGCACTAATTTATAAAGATACCCCCTTGGCTATTTGCCTTGGGGGTATTTTTTTTTATGAAATTGAGATATACATTCCCTTAAGAATAATAGAGCTTTCATTATCTGCCCTTGCCTGAATGATTCCACCCTCTGATCTAATTTTTGAAATATCCACATACAGGGTTTGATTAATAGACATTTCGTAAGGATATTTATATTTAAGCATTCCGATATATCCTGTTGGAGATTCAACTTTTGGAATATAAGTTCTTATCCAAGCCTCAGTACTATTTGTGTCGGTAGTTAATGCTATATCATATCTGATATCTACTTTTGCTCCTACTTTTAATTGTTTGAAATTAATTCTTTGAGTAACAGAATTCCAGAGTGATACAGATCCTACTGGAAGAAATCTTAAAATATTATTATCTATGTCATCATCCATTAAAATATCTACCCAGCCATCGTCGCCTCTATCTGGTCCAAGTAGCATTGGTTTTTTATTTTTATTTTCATAATATGCCCAACCTGGGTATTGACCTGAAGGACTTTCATATCCTTCTCCACCGCCTCTGCCAGGCTCTCCTTTAGGACCTTGTGGGCCTTGTGGACCGTCTTTACCATCTTTGCCTGGAATGCCTCTTTCACCCCTTGGTCCCTCTGGTCCTGGCGGACCTATGGGGCCTACTTCACCTTTTTCACCTTGGATTCCTGGAACAGCAATATACTCAGTATTATTTGCTTCTATGCTTTTTGTGGACTTAACAGCTTCCGAATATTTTGTTTTTGGAGCATCCATATTTTTTGATATGGCCATAAGATTATTTCTTTACTTTAAAAATAGTTGTATTAATTTTTATCAATGGTGGAAGTTTTGGATTAGTATCCTTAATCTTAATAATCATTTAAGATACTCCGCCTATAGCATTTCTTACACCACTTGGAGTTACATCTCCCAAAACACATATTGTTCCAATAACTGGAGTCCAGGTAATTGTTGAGTTTCCATCTGGGACTGTTGCCTGTAGATCAAAAGATAGCTCTGCAACTACTGATCTATATTTTATTCCCCAGTTTTCTGTTACAGAAGCTGGTGCAGTTACAGTTATAACTGATCCATTAATAGAAACTTCTAGTTCGTCAAGAATATCGCTGCTTGGATCATATGCCGTTGCAGCAAAGCCCCATCCGTCTGTATCAAATTCAGTAACTTCGTCATTTTCAAGAAGAGACACAGTAAATGACGCAGAGTCTCCACGAACGACAGTCCATTGAATATTTGCTGGGGTAGCCCCAAATTTTTCTACGGTAGGTGAGCACATATCAATGATTATACCATAATAAAAAGAATTGGCTCCTAGGGGCAGTGGGGTGGGGTATGCAGCAACCTAGGAACCAATCCATATGAATTATAACATTGTATTATTTAAAATAACCAGGAAGTACGTTAATTATAACTTATTGTTATACTTCTAAATCGTTATCAAATTGTTATAGTCCTAAATGTCCGTTTTGTTATGTTATAGGTAATTAGCCAGGGTATTGAGTAGTGTATACTTAAAATATATAAAGAAAAGAACTATATCTAAACAAGGTTTTTAAAAGATAGTTTATATATAGTATATAAGGAAAATGGGAAAATTAGA